CGGCATGCCGGATGCTCGGAACGGATTTTGTTGAGCGAGGTGAGCAGCTCGGAGATGCCGTACTTGTCGGCCTCGTCCCAATCGCGCACCTTGACTTCGTACTTCTCGTTGTCGATCTGCTCTTCGAATCCCGGACGCTGCTTGTTCTCGATCAGCTCATAGCCGTTGTAGATGCCCCAGCTCGGAGAGCCCATCGCGGCGAGCACCGCGCGCACCGCGTGACCGGCGATACCGTTGTCGCGCAGGTAGGCGGTCATGATATCCGGCGTGGACGGCCAGAAGGTGTTGTGCTGGTAGAAACCACCGTCGCCGTTGGTCTCCTCCAAGTACTCCTCAAGCTCCTCCTTGGTGTTGCGCCACGGGAAGTAGCAGTGCGACTGCGTGAAGCCGGCATAGCTCAGCGCGCGCATCATGCCCGGACGGGTGAACGCCTCGGCCAGGAACAGCACCTCGGGATGCTTCTTGGTGACCGCGGCGATCACATCCTGCCAGAACCGCACCGGCTTGGTATGCGGATTGTCCACACGGAAGATCGTCACGCCGGCCTTGACCCACAGGTCCATGATGCGTTCAACCTCGGCCTCGATGCCTTCCATGTCGGCGTTGAAATCGATCGGATAGATGTCCTGGTACTTCTTCGGCGGATTCTCGGCGAATGCGATCGTTCCGTCCGGCTTGGTGCGGAACCAGTTCGGATGCTGTTTGACCCACGGGTGGTCAGGCGAGCACTGCAGCGCGAAGTCGAGCGCCACTTCGATACCCAGCTTGTGCGCGTAATCGCAGAACGCCTTGAAATCGTCCATGGTGCCGAGCAGCGGGTCGACGGTGTCGTGGCCGCCCAGCTCGGAGCCGATGCCGAACGGGGAGCCCGGATCGTGCGGTCCGGCAATCAGCGTGTTGTTGCGGCCCTTGCGGTTGGTCACGCCAATCGGGAAGATCGGCGGCAGGTACACGATGTCGAAGCCTTCGGCCTTCGCGCGGTCGAGACCGGACAGCGCCGTCTTCAGCGTGCCCTGCACGATCTTGCCGTCGGCGTCGAAATACGCGCCTTCGGAACGCGGGAAGAACTGGTACCATGCGGCGAAGCTCGACTTCGGACGCTCCACGCGGAAGCGCTGCGGATTCGACGCGCTCAGGCCGTCGCGCAGCGGATTGGTTTCGTGCAGGCTTGCGATTGCGTCGGTGGTCGCTGCGGCAAGACGCGCGGTCGCGTCGAGCGACTTGTCGGCAACGGCCTTCGCCGCTTCGCGCAGCGTCTTCTTGTCGTCGGCGGTCAGCTTGGAATCGCGTGCGCCAGCCCAACGTTCCAGCAGCTGCGCGCCGGATTCCAGCGCGTTCTCCGCATCGTCGCCGACCTCGACCTTGATTTGCGCGTCGTGCAGCCAGGAAGCGTACGTATCTTCCCAGCCTTCGACCACGATGTGCCATTCGCCGAGCTGCTTCTTGACGTCGGCATAGCCATCTTCCCACGGCTTCAGGTCGCTGTGGTCGCCGATCTTGACCATCGCTTCCCAGCGGTCCAGGCCGGGGTTGGTGCAGGTCATGGGGAAGCGGGCCTTCTCGGTGCCGCGCGTGTTGCGCACGGACACGGTGGCACCGGCCTTGGTGCGGCCTTCGATGAACACCTGCGCGGTGACCTTGAATGCCTCGCCAAGCTCCACGCGAGCCGGGTACAGGCCGTTTTCGGCGGACGGAGTGATGCCAAGAACGTTTACGCGGCCGAACTGTTCCGGGCTGGTGCGGTTGATGATAGGTGCTGGAGTTTCGCCGACGGTTCGCTTCGTTGCGGTTTTCGGCTTGGAAGTGCGCTTGGTGGTTGGTTTTTTGGTTGTCGTCTTTGCGGTTGATTTCGCGGCTGTCCTCGTTGTTTTTGTGGCCGCTGCCTTGGCTGTTGTCTTTGCTGTTGCCTTTGTGCGCGGTGTCGCGCTTGATGATGTTGCTTCATTCATATAGCCGATTATAGAGGTAGTTGTGTTCTTTTTGTGATTTCCCTTTTTCGTAACGATTACGGCGATGCGGCTACAAGTACTTTCTTCAAATACTTTTGGTAAAGCGTTTTAATACATGGTTTGCGATTATGTTCGATTATGAAGGCTGCGGCGGCATGACCATACGTTGTGCGCGTCGGTTGCGTTCGATATGTATGGGGACTTTATATAAAAGGAGCGAAACGTCCTAGAAAAACAAAAAAACCGGAAACCAAAAGGTTTCCGGTTTCAATTGGTAGCGGGGCATGGATTTGAACCATGGACCTCTGGGGATACCAGAGGTCCACGGTTCAAATCCATGGTGCTTCTGAGCTTATCCAGCAAGCTCATTTTAACGGCTTAGCCGCTAGGGGGGTGCATGATGAATCATGAGAAACAAAATCAGCGCCCCGGTCCCATGGCGCAAAAGCATCGAAGGGTGGACTGACACCCTCAAGGCGGCCGGCCTATCAGCACAGACAATCAAAAGCCGTCGATACAAGATGGCGCATCTCGCGGCGCTGCTCATGCCATCGGGTCCCGAAGACGTGACCACCGAGCAGATCGTGCAGGCGTTCGCGCGACAGCAATGGAAACCCGAGACGCGCAAGGCGTACCGGAACACGATTTCGTCGTTCTTTCGATGGCTGCACAAAAGCGGCCGGCGAGCCGATGACCCGAGTCTGGACGTGCCACGCGTGAAGAAGCCACACGCGCATCCCAGACCATGCCCGGACCGGTACATCACGGCCGCGATGCAGAAGGCCACGCCGTCGGAAAAACTCATGGTCCGGCTCGGAGCCGAGTGCGGGCTGCGGCGCGGGGAGATCGCCCGCGTCCATAGCGATGACGTCGTGGCCGACAGCGCCGGCCATTCGCTGATCGTGCGCGGCAAAGGCGACAAGCAGCGTATAGTGCCGTTGCCGGACGACCTGGCGAACACCGTCATGGAGACGAAGGGGTATCTGTTCCCCGGCCGCTTCGGCGGACATGTGGAAGAGTCCTATATCGGGGACCACATCAGCCGCCTGCTGCCGGACGGGTACGCGGCCCACACGTTGCGGCACCGTTTCGCGACGACGGCCTACGCCGCGACTCATGACCTGTTCGTGGTCGCCGAACTGCTCGGCCATGAATCGGTGGAGACCACGGAGCATTACGTGGCCATGCCGGACGGCCGTCTGAGAGAGGCCACGGCGGCCGTCCGGCTTATCTAGGCCGCGTGGCGGGCTGACAATCTGGCTTTCTTGACTCGCGCGCGTTTCGTCACGTCGTTGTCCTTCCAGTAGCACCAGATCGCGCTGCCGGCGGTCCATGCCAGGCTCACGAGCTGCGTGATGGTCGTGTCATCGATGTTGAGCACCGGATGGCCGAACATGGTCAGTGCCTGGTTGACAAGCGCAAGGAGCAGCACGAGGAATCTGGATATTGTGCCGCCGTCGATTCTCGGCGTCGATGCCTCGGCGTCGTCATCGGTGGCGGCCATGATCTGCGCGGAGACCGGCATCACGGTTACTTCCGTTGTGTTGGTCGCTGGTAGTCGGTTTTCCGTCGTGTCGGTCATTTCGTGGTTCCTTCCAGCTTGCTGATTTTTTCGGACAGTTCGCTGATCTGCTGCTGCTGCTTCTCGATGGTCTTGGTGAGCTGTTTCAGCATTCCGGGGATCTCGAAGCAGATTGTGTTGTAGATGTTGCCGCCCGGTGCTGAGCCCTTGTAGCTGTATTGCATGATGCTGTCTCTGATGCGTTTTGGCAGTTCGTAGTTGAGCAGGTTGTACATGTTGCCGCCCGGTGTGGCGTTCTTTCCGGCGGGCTTGTAGGCCCAGTTCCATACTTCGTCTCCTGCGTTTGACATGGTTCCTCCTTCGAGTATTCGGTTTGCTTTGTCGATGATCTGCTTGTATGGCAGGCCGTTGGGCGCGAGGTCGGGGCAGGCGAGGTGGTCTGTGCCTGGGATCTCCCGGTGTAGCCACACGTTGCCTTTCAGCCCGTCGTGCCACAGTTTCGTCCACCCGTACCTGCGCGCGATGTCGGCGCAGAGGCGCGCGCTTGCGTCGATGCACTCCTGGGTGCATACCGCGCCGTCGGCCATGCCGCCCTCGTGCTCGATGCTGATGGTCGAATTGTTCGATGCGTAGTTCGCGTCGGAATAGCTGCCGTCGAGCTCCGACACGTATTGGTGGATCTCTCCGGTCGCGCCGATGCCGTAGTGGGCCGAGGCACGGCTCGACTGGCTGGCGAACGTGGAATCGGTGCCGGCCAGGTATCCGACCATGATGTGCAAAGTGATGTGCGTGACGCCGTAGCCGTTGCGGCCCACGTAGTGGTTCGGGCTTCCCTTCCAGATGATGTCGCTCATGTTGGCTCCCTTTTAGTCGTTGAAAAGGTCTTCAGGTGGTTCCGGCGGTGGTGGCGGTGCGCGGCGGTAGATGTGGTCGATGAGTTGCCGGTTATATTGCCAGAGGCGTTGGTTGTCGGCCTGCATCTTCTGTGCGAGCCTGTAGGCTTCCATCTTGTTCTTCGCGGCGGCCGAGAGGGTGGAGACCAGTGCGCCGACGACCGCGCCGATAGCGCCGACGATGGCGATGACGAGATCCGTCATGCGGCCGGCCACATCATGGTTGCATAACGAGTGTCGGAGACTTGCCCGCCGCCGCGACGGCTGTAGACGATGACCCCGGTGGGTCTGACGATGAATACACCGATTGAATTGTTGTTGGAGCACATCGGTGCGAAATCCAGTTCGAGCGGCGGTCGTGCTTCCTCGGGGAGCGTGCCGGGCATTTGGCTTTCGCTCCATCCTTTGGTGCCACTGTCCGAAAGATTAACCGTGACGTAAACGAATCCATGTTTCATCATGTATTCGCATTTCCAGCCTGATTTGTTAACAAGCGTTGTTTCGGCTTTGTCATCGGCGGTGTACCAGTGTGCGTGATGCCAGCTGGTCCCGTCCCAGATGTACGGGCCGGTGTTGTCGCCGTCCGAGGTGACGAAGCCGGTCTGGCCGACCGTGGCCGTCTGTGCCTTCAGCGATTCGAGCGTGGTGGCGATCACAGGTGTCGCGCCGGCTGGGGTGGACCGCTGGTCGACCGTGTAAAGCGCCTGCTCGAACGTGTCGGCCATGGCCTTGAACGAGTCCGGCGCGGTTGATACGAGGTCGGAGCCTTCCGGATACGAGAGGCCGTAGATGGGTGTTGTTGCTGTCATTGTGTTCCTTCCTTTTCGGCGGTGGGTGAAGAAGTGTCGATGATCTGGATCATCGAGAGGTCGCAGATGTGCAGGTCGAGCTGCTGCCAGCTGAGGGTGGGCAGGTCGGCCCATGTGATCCGTTTCGTCAGCAACGGCCGGAGCGCGGCCAGCGTCGCTTCCTGGGTGAGTGTCGGTTTGCCGTTGCGCCACCTGTATGAGAGCGTTCCGCCGATGGTCGTGATGGGGCCGGTGAAGGACGGTCGGCCATCTGAGCCGGTCAGGGCCGACGCTTTGGCCTTGACGATGATGAACGGGCCGGATGGGCTTGCCTTGTACAGCCATGGCCGTCGTGCCGGGTCGATTCGCGTGCTGTTGAACGTCACTGTCTCCGGTACCATGCGCAGGTCATGCGATTCGAGCCATTGCGCGATGTTGACGCGGTCCGTGTCGCTGACGGTCGAGGTGCCGCCGCTGTTCCATACGCCGCCCGAGTCGTCCACGGCGAGCATGTCGGAATCGACGGTGAGGCTCTTCTGCATGGCGGTCAATTGTGGTGGCAGACGGTCCTGGTCTCCCATCGTGATCTCCACGTCGTCGAAAGAGAGCTTGCCGTTGTCCGATTTGACGCGTTTCGCGTTGATGACGACCTGTGTCAAAGGTTCGGTGATGCTCAGATCCGTCGATGCCTCGATGTCGGCCGCCGAGAGCGCGTGTCGTGTCTCTCCGTCGGTGAGGACGTTGAGTCGGCCATCGGTTGACAGGTGCACGGCGATCGGGTCGGCGAGGAACAGCGGCCGGAGGGTTGATGCAGCGCCGTCGTAGACTTCATGCCATTGAGGGAGTCGTGGCCCGGCGGTGAGCCGGTGCAGCAGGTCGAGTTGCGATGGGTGGTCGGATGGCGTGTATGGTGCGACGCTTGACGGCAGGGCGAGCCCGTCGAGTTGGGCTTCCGGCGCTCCCTGCGCCGAGGCCCTGCGGTTCATCTCCGCGAGGCGTGCTGATGGCGTGCCTATCCAGTGCGCGCCGTTCCATTTCGCGGCCGTGTCTGTCGGTCCTTGGGATTGCAGGCGTTTCCATACGGCCATCCTCGATGTGGCGGAGAGTTTGAGCAGCCACCCGCCGTCGCTGGCCGGTTCGATGCTGCCGCCGGTGGACACGCTGCCGGCGAACATTGTTTCGGATGGCGAGTCTGGCGAGTCTGGCGAGTCTGGCGAATATGTCTTGTGGAGCGAGTCGATGGGGATGCGCAGATCGCGCCAGCCGCCCATCGCTGGCGTCAGGTCCATCCATCGAGGCTGATTGGAGAATTGGACGACCACTTTCATGCCGGCCAACGTCAATGCCTGGCCTGCGAGCCGTCCGGTGCGGTCGCGGAGGGTGAACGACATCACGGCAGGTTCGGGTTGTTCGTCGATGCTGTCGCTTCCCCAGTCGACGGTGAAAGAATCGAGTGCGGCGACGTCTTTGGCTGAGTCGTTCACCGGTGTCCAGCCGGTGCCGTTGCCGGTGTCGATGAACATGAAGCACTGCTGCATCTGTCTCATGACCTCCTTGCGTCGTAGTCGGCCAGGAGCCGTTTGATGGCCTTGGCGGTGCCGTCCTTGTCGATGACCTCGCCGTTGATCTCCACGTTCCAGGTGTTGACCACGGCTGGCGTGGCCGTGTTGCCCTGGGCGGAGAGGTTGAGGGGCATGGCCGCTAGTCTGCGGTTAGCGTGGCTGATAGCGGTTTCAACGTGATTGTCGAACCCGTTGTTGAGGCCCTGTGCGAAACCGGTCATGATGGCCTGGCCGGCGGGGATGAGCAACCTCCGGTCGTAGCTGATCGGGCCCTTGTGGGCCTTGATCCAGTCGCCGATGCCGCTGATCCAGCCGGTCACGTTGCTCCACATCGATTTGAGGCCGTTGAGGAAACCGCTGATGATGCTTGCGCCGGCGTTGTAGAGCAGTGTGCCGGCTCCGGAGAAGAAGCCGCCGATTGTGCCCGGGATGCCACGGAACCATGAGACGACGCCGTTCCAAGCGTTTTTCGCGCTGTTCGCGGCGTTGTTGAAGGCCCCGCCGATGGAGCTGCCGAGGCCACTGAACCATCCGAGGATGCCCGAGACGCATCCGGCGATGAAATTGGTGAAGCTCGACCAGATGGCCCGCCCGGTGTTGGTGCAAGCAAAAAAGTAGGTGAGTCCGGCCACGAGCGCGGCGATGAGCGTGATGACCAGCATGATCGGGTTCGCGGCCATGACCGCGTTGAGCAGCGCCTGAGCGACGGCGGCAATCCGCATGGCCGTGGTCACGGCGGTGACGGCCGCCACGGCGCCGCCGACGGCGGCCACGAGTGGTGTCACGAGATCCGTGTTTCGACTGATCCAGTCGCCTGCGGTCTTCAGCCAGCCGCCGACCGTCTGCGCGGCCGTGGCGACGGCGTTGAGCATGTTGCCGAAGGCCACGCCGGCCGGTTGTCCTCCGGTCATGGCGTTCACGACGTTCATGATTCCGTCCCAGAGCGATTGCAGGCCGCCGCCGACCGACTGCGCGGCCGTCTGCAATGCGGCGAACGCCCCGGTGTCCTTGACCTGTGTGAAGAACGTCTGCAATCCCTGCGTGCCGTTCTGCGCGAGGTTTGTGACTGCCGTCGCGGCCGCGTTGATGCCGCCTGTGACGGCCGGTTTGAAGAGGTTGAAGGCGTCGGTCAGGCCGCCGGTGACGGCTGCTTCGAGGTTGCCCATCGCGCCTTCGATGGTGCTGGTCGATGTCGCGGCCTGTTTCGCCACGTCGGTCATGCCGAGGTCCATCAATGCCTGGTTAAATTCGTCGGCGGTGATTTCGCCCTTGGCCATGGCATCCCTGAAATTGCCGGTGAAGGCCCCGTTCTTGAGCATCGCTTCCTGGAGTTTGCCGGATGCGCCAGGGATGGCGTCGGCCAACTGGTTCCAGTTCTCCGTCGTAAGCTTGCCCGCTCCGGCCGTCTGGGTGAGCACCATGGCCACGGAGCCGAAGGTGTCTGCGTTGCCGCCGGCCACGGCGTTCAGGTTGCCGGCGGCCTCTGTAAGGCCGGTGTAGTCCTTGATGCCGTTCGCGGCGAGCTGCGCCGTGGTGTTCTGGATGGTGGACAGGTCATACACTGTGCGGTCCGCGTAGTCGCGCGCCGCCTTGCTTGCCTTTTCGACGTTGGCGGTGTCGATGCCGGCGAAGCTCATGGTGTTCATGAACTTGTCGGTGCTGTCCGACATGTTCACCACGTCGCCGGCGAAGCCCTTGATGGTGTCCCACAGCGCGGTCACGCCCTTGACGGCCAATCCGCCGATGGCGCTGCCGAAAGCGGCCGCCTTCGTGGTGGTCCTCTCAAACGCCTTGACGGCATCATCGGCGTTGCCGGTGATGCGCACGCTCATGATCGCGCTGTGCGCCATGGTTCACTCCTTCCGTGTTTCTTCCGCTTCCTTGAGCAGTTCGGCCAGTCCGGTGCCCCAATCCAATTCGTCGGCCTCGTTCCTCCACTGCCCTGGCGTGCCGCCGAACCGGCTTGCCAGGAGGAACGAGAGACGGCCGAGCGAGGCTTGGGGCCACGCGGCTAGTCCGTAGGGTTTCCCTCTTCCGGTTCCTCCTTCGGTGCCGCAAGGTCGAAGGACGCCACGGTGTCCAGCCAATGCTCGAAATCAGGCATGGTGCGGCCGGCCATGCGCAGGGCCGCGTAGGCCGCGTAAGCGCCGGAACGGACGGGTGACTGGGTGATGGGTCCCCAGCCGGCCTCGATGGCGTGCGCCTCGGCCTTGCATGTAGCGCGCATCGTGATCGGCACGAGTTCGCTGGTACCGTCCGTGTAGGTGATTCTCGTGGTTGCCATTATTTTCCTTTCACTTGTTTCAATGTCTTGTCGATGAAGTCCTTGTAGACCTTTTGCCATTGGCTCTCGGTTGAGGCGACGCCGTTATTGACGAAGA